CACCAACTTTTCCAACACGGTCTGGCGGGCAGTCATATATTGGATAAGCCCAGCCACCACAGGGTTCTTCTGAAGATTTTTGTCCTCCGTGATAGCAAGGTTGGCGACCTGCTTCAACTTCAGAATAATATCCTTATCTTTATTAACATCAAGGAAGAATGTGGCATAACCAGGATATTCTTTCATGAGTTCTGCTTTATATTCGTCCAAAGCGTTTTCTTCCGCAATCGTCAACACATCCCCGTAGTCTTTCTTGCGAACACGAAGCAATCCAGTTACAGCCAAAAAGTCCCGCACCTCAATCTGTTCTCGTAAAGTCACCCTGCGACGGCGACCTTTTGTAAACTGGTTTGTATAAACGTAATAGTCAAGGCTGGTCCCGACTGGGGCTAGGAAACCAAACACCTCTGGGAAACGGTCCAGGTATTTGCCGTTCTTTTCTTCCCAAATACCAAACTCGGTGCTGACACCAAGCGCATTGTATTTTGTTTGGGCTGATACTTGGGTGGTGGATTTGCCTGCTAGGTAGATGAAGAAGTCTGCGCCAACGTAATCGTAAAACTTTTCAAACGCTGTGTCGTAATCTTCGGCTTCCCACTCACGCAGTTTTTGGATAGCGTCTTCAACGAACACATCACCTATTTTGTATTCATAGTCGGGGCGGGATGGTCCAAGGAATTGACCTATGCTTCGGAGAATAGTAGCCCAACGAGAAACACTGCCCGCTTTGCTCATTGCCGCTTCCATGTCTTCTGGCTTAGAGGAGTCGTATTCACCCGATGCAATGAGCGCAGCGAAAACTTCCATGTTGGTATTGCCAAAACTTGTTAACGAACGTGGGTCTTCTGACCATGCTGACGCCATGTTTTTAACCCAAGATGGAATGAATTGTCCTAGTATGGACTGGGGGTCCATTGAAACCGTGCCATAGGGCAGGAGAAAGTTTCGTGCATCGGCAGCAAATTCTTCTTCAAGTGGAAGATTTTGTAAAATCCAGGACACGCCAACCGAGGCGTACGGTCCCAAACCTGGGTTTAATTTGACACCACCGACGTTGCCTGCGCCAAAATCAAATCCTTGTAACGCACCCGATACTGGTGCTACGACACGCATTTGGAATTTATCTATGTTGTATAATGCTTGGTTAACTTTTTCTGAGCCTGGGTAATAGAAGTTGGTTTCGCCTGTGGTGGGGTTGGTATAGATAAACCCTCTGCCGTCATTGTCCCAGTCTGCGTTTTTACCTTGATACGCAATTTGTTGTGTTTTGTAGATTGAACGCACGTTGGGTAGGCGCATACCACCACCTGAAACAGTAAACATTCTACCTAAAGACTTATAGAACTCCAGATAGGCGTTGGCGAATGGAGCAACAATAGCCATAGATTGCACAAAGTTCCGTTGTTCTACGGCATCGTAAAGCACTGTCTTAATACTGTCTAATGTTTGTGCCTTAACCACCTGGTCTAACTGGTCTACCGTCATAGTGTTTAATAGTTTTTGAGGATTTTGTTGGAGGTTTTGAATTTTTTGCCAACGGTCCGCACCACCAACATAGTTTTCTGGTGTCATTCCTTTGCGTTTTGCACCCTCAAGGATGTTGTCTATCATCTTCTCAAGGTCTTTTGGTCCGAGTGATGTGACCATCCTGTCTGCCCAGAAGTAGTACTGCTGTGCCCATAGTGGGTGGCGGTCTAGTTGTTGAGAGCGTTTCCCGTAAAGATGATGGAAGAATGAGGTCGTCACCTCGTCATACCGATTGGTGAGTGCTTTGTAACCGTTGAGTGGGTCAATGGTTGCGTCGGCTTGAAACATAACGTGAGTGGAAAGATTCGGGTCTAGGGCTACTTCTTCTTTAGCCAGGAACCTTCTCAAATCATCTGTTGAGTTTCCATCAAGGAACGCCAGCGGTTGAACTATTGCACGTCCAGTAGTTTCATCTACCGCAACAACGAAAACTTGGCGTTGTGAAGGTACGTTTGTTTTGCTTACTTTTATTCGGCGTTTGTTCCCTGTGCCACGCAAAACTGGGATTGAGCGTATCTGACCTACGTCTGCTTTTGTGAGGTCAATCACAGTTTTCCCACTAGGGGTTAGCAACGGGATTTCTTCCTGGGGAAGTTTACCTTGTGCAACTATTTCTCTAAGGTCTGCTCTGCCCGCTGTTGCATTACGAACATAGGAGTTTATTTCTTCTAAACGAAGATAAAGGTTTACCTCGTTGGTTAGGTCTACCTTTTGCACAATAATTTTATCAAAGGGGTCTCGTGCCGTTCCGCCTGTTTGCTTGTTAATAACTGGGCGTCCCGATTCAAAATGCAACGCTTGTTGACGGCGGAACCAGTCTTGCCCTTCTTTGGTGGTTTTAATCCACTCAACAATTTCGTCAGGTTGCATACCAGCAGCAAATAGGCGAGCAACTGGGTCGTCAAACAGTCCACCAAGTTCGTCAGCGTGGGCTTTGACCACGGACGGCAAATCGTCCTTATATTTGGTTACTCTGTTTATTGGGTAAAAGGTTCCTGAACGAGCGCCATAGTGGAAGACTTTGAGGAAGTCACCTGGGTCTTGATATACCTCTGGTGAAACTCCTTGACGATAAGCGTCTAAGGATTCTTTACGGGTCTTTGTAGTCCACATCTGCCCCGTGATGTCACCTGGCGCTTTACGGTGGGCTGCGAAAGTGAGGTATTCCCAAGGGTGGCGAAGCAGTGAGGCGGGGTCACCTACCGAAGATAGCGCAATGCGATATTGGGCTTCGGTAAGGTTGCGAATAGAGTACGCCACAGTCAGTAGATGGAGGCGTTTGAACACCTTGCGTTGTATATTGTTCAAGATGTAAGGCACAAATCTTAGTTCGCCTGCTTGGGCTAACTTGCGAATGTTTGAGTCTGCCCAGACTTCTGCATCTGTGCCTCGTGCTATTTGGTCCGCAATATAGTCAGATAGTTCATCGTCAGTCATGCCAACACTTTTAGCGGTAGGGCGTTTTGTCCACAGCCAGTTGAGTTTTGATGAGGTAAGTCTTTTTACTTGGTCTACGTCTGGGAACTCAATGTAGTTTTTGAGAATGTCCCCATCAAGTGATGCCCCACCAAAGGTTGCGTCACTATATTTCTGACCATCTGCCAGGGTTGCCGATTCATAAAACCCACCGTCGTTAGGTAAAGCACCGTCTCCTGTGTGGTATGTGCCTCTAAGTCTTTCTCTCCATTGTGACAAGCCACGCACTTTAATTTTGGCGGTAACTGAATCCACTCCAGCATCTTTCATGCCTTGGATAATTGCTTCTTCAACGACTTCACGAGTTTTTTCAACGTCAAGATAAGTGCCGCTGCTACCGAACGTGGCATCCATAAAGTCGTCAACAATTTTTATACGAACGGCGTCAGGTGTTTTGCTTGTCCGCAACCAGTCATCAAGGGTGTTTACATTGTCTCGTTGTTCTAGAGGGTTGCGAGCATCTAGCCATAGGCGTTTAAGTTTGGGGCGCATAGCCAACCCACGTTTTACCGTCTTACTGCCTGGCAGGATTGCGTTGTCAAGAACCCTGAGAGCGAACTGTTTAGTAGGGTAGGTTAGGAATTTTGCACCTTGAACAGCGGTGCGGGTTACGCCGCCACCCATGCCCAGGATGTCTACTAGTTCTAGTTGGACATCCTCTACGGTTTTTGCGTTGCGTAAACGGTAGACGGTTTCTGGAAACACGTTACGTCCAACAAGTTGACGCACTGCGTCTGTTGTGTTGGCTTCTGCCAAACGTTCAGCAAGGCGCCGCCCTTGGCGTGTTTGTAGCCATTTGTTTGCGATTGTTGGGTCAACTGTTTGCCCGAAGATTCCGAGAGTGCGTTGTGCGTCAAGTAAATCTTCTTTAGATAGCACAGATTTGGGTATGAGCGCACCTTCACCTCGCAGGATGTTGGTGGCTTTGCCTATGTTGCGAGCAAGTTTAGTTGCGTCTTCTGCATCTTCTAGAGAGCCGATTGCTTTGGTTGCTTTATTACCAAAACGTCCAGTAGCGATTGCTGGAATAGTGTCAATAATTCCTGACATCACGTTGTAGCCTGTTGAATTAGGTGAGAATATCAGTGATGCCGTGCCACGCCCCAGTGACCATGCGTGTCCACCGATTTCACCACGATATTTACGGGCACGTTCGCCTTGTTTCTCTGCGGCTTTTCCACCAGCAAAGAATCCGCTTCCTGCGTCATTGTAGTTTGTTACATAGTTGTATAGGGTAGTTGCTTTCAGAGAGTTAACTACATAGTCAGCAGCACTAGCAGTACCTTGTTCTTCTTTTTGTTTTCTGCGTTCTTCTAATGTTTGCCCACCAGGAATGTAGGCGATGGTGTCTTGTACAACATCTGAAAGATAGTTTTGGGTAAGGTCAATACCTGATTGCCCGACAGCAAAGACAAATCGTGAGCCTTCTTTAACAGCAGCACGGATTGGTTCAGGAGTTAACCTGGTTGGGGTGGAGTAAACGTCGTAAGCAAAGTCACGAAGGTCTCCAAAGAACCCGCCGCTATATCTACCGCCACTTTCTTCTTCTGGCGGTTGTTGCGCCCTGATGCCTGCTCGTGAAGCGGGAACATACCTCCCTGCCCGTGACATAACTTCAGGATTTTCTGCCATGTATTGAGCAATTTTGTTGGCGGTTGTAAATGCCGCTTCAGGGTTATCCATCTTTGCAAGCGATAGTTTGACGCCTGCTGGAATCATCGGGTATTGGCTGTGAATTGTTCCTACACGTTCAGCGACCTGTGGTGTGGCTGTGGCTTTAAGATTGGTGCGTCGGTCCATGTCTCTTGCGATACCTGCCAATATGCCCTGATATTCGGCTGCACCATAACCAGATTGAAACATTATTTATACCTTAACGGATTGCTGGGATTTCGTTGATTGCTGCGATGAGATTAGCGAGGTCGTCGTTAGGGAACATTTCGTATAGGACGATTAGTTCGTCAAGGATTTCTCTGCCCGTGTTTACTGCCTGATAAATGCCTGCCTGCATTGCGTTGGGACCTGCGCCAACATTTGCGCCAGCGGTTAACGGTTCTAACGGTGCTTCGGTTGGACGATTGAACGCACCCATTGACCCTGGAGCCATGCGTGGCACTGAGTCTGTTGGCGGGGCTGCCATTGGGACCGCACGTTGCGCTTCCATTTGTTTTCCTGCTTCGCCGTAGGTTTGTCCTTTGGCTGCTTGTGCTGCAATTTTCTTTGCTGGATTTTGTAAGTCAGTACGATTTGAATACTGTTTAGCCACCGCTTAGTCTCCCTGCTAGTGAAAGAATAGAACCTGGTGTTCCTGGTTGTGCTGCCGCACCTGCTTGTCCGCCTGCTTGCAATGAGGCAAGTAACGCTTGAACTCCGCCTGGTTGTGGACCTGCGGCTGGTTGCTCTGCACCCATTCCTGGCATAGCCAACCCTGGCATGGTTTCTGGTGAACCTGCTGGTGCTTGAGCGGCTTGACGTTCCTGTGCCCGTTTCTGAGTTGCTTCAATAGCGTCAGGTAGAGACATCTTGTTTGTTGCTACCAGTTTCGTTAGATAAGCAAGGTCTGATGGTTGGTATGGTCCGTTCGGGTCGGCTGCCTGCTGTTGGATGGATGACAACAGTGCGGCTTCCAAACCTTCGGCAACGATTCGGTCTTTTTCCAACTCTGGGTCGGAGATAAGCGGGTCGGCTTCACGGGCTGATTCTTTAGACATGAGACCGACACCGATACGCTGACCGATGCCGACAACAAGACTGTTCACATCTGAACCTGCCGCTGGATATGAAACATAATGGAGGTCTGTTTCCCATAGTTTGTTGGGAACATAGTCTCGCATTTGGGCGGACGCTTTGCCAGGAATGTAGAACGATTTAGGGTTGCTACCCCAATACGTTTTTTCTATCGCAATGGCAATGCGGTCTTCTTCCATGAGGCTGTTCTCAAAGATTGCTTGTGTTTCTTGAACACGGAAGTCAATCGTTGCGGACAAGATGGATTCTCCACGGCGACCTGTACGAATGTTGGAACCCGATTCTCCACCGAACTCTGCGGGGATTGCACCCTCTAGGCGTTCTTGGCGTTCAAGACGGTCAAGGGCAATATCGGTTTTGTAGCCTGGGTTGGTTTGCAACTGTTGAATGTCGCCACCTTTGACAACACCCAACTGTCCAATTTTGCCGTCGGCTATCTGGATGATTTCGGGGTTTTCGCCCATGCGGGCTACTAGGTATTCGTCTGGGAAAATGCCTCGCTCAATAGCAATTTCGGTGAGAGCCTGCAAACGTGCCCGTGTGAAGAAGGCATCTAACATTCCATCAAACTGACCTCGTGGTTGGTCAAGGTTGATTCGTTGCGGAATGACAGCAAGTGGCATACCTGTTTTGTTAGGGATACGTTCCAGTTCAACTATTTCTAGTCCACCGTATCCTCGTTCTTCCCCTCTGGTTTCTTGTCCTAAGACAGCAAGGACAAGTTCGTTTCCACAAACGTATTCCAACAGTTTGAAGGTTGTGTCGTAGGAAACTCGCCCAACACGGAGGCGTCCGTCAATCGCACCACCATAGTTGTCGTATAACCATTTGGCGGATTTAGAGAACGTAAAAATCACATTGTCTGGAACTGGGTTGTCTACATCTTCTGATGGGGCGGCGAAGGTATCTAGCGGGTTGCGGATATGCCAGCGTGGGGTAAGAGTTCTGAAGTCTGGTTTGATAACTACGGGTGCGGATGAGTATGCAAGAATGTGGCGGGCACGGCGACGCATTTTCATCTTCATACGGTTCTGGTCCCAGATGGTTAGCATTGCCCGTTTGCGGTCACGGGCTAGGTCTTGGGAGCGTTGCACACCGTCACGGATAGCGGGGAAGTATGGCATCGGCATTGTTGATGCGACACGGGTAGACATCTGCTCTAACCCCTGGGAGACGAGGGAGGCTACTGAGGCTCTTGCGTTGCGGTCTAGTTCGTTGAGGGGAACAATGGTGTCGCCGTTGACATGGTTGCGGATTTCCCGCATTTTGTTCAGGAGTGGTCCTTGTGCGTCTAGGCGTTCTTTGTAAAGTTGGTGGATTTCCTCAACTGTTATCATTCACGTTCTTTCGCAGGGTAGACAGACAGAACAATAATACACATTCTTGGCGGTTAAATCCATGTGGGTCGCCATTGGCGGGGCGGAAGTTTAGGTTGGGACAGGTTCGGCATATTGAGTAACGCCATCCAAAGCGCCATAACAATATCGGTTCCGTTCTTTTTGTCACGGGTCCATTTGGTTAGTTCGTCTACCGCTGCCATTGTTTTCCAGTTGCCTCGCATGGTGGGGAAACGAAGGCTGCCTGTGCGTATCACTTGAGGTAGGAGTGCTTCAACACCTAGTTGCTCGTCCAGTTTGTTGCGGCTGGTGGTGTGAGGTATGACGTTTACGGTGTGAAGTGATTGCCATTTGCGTACAAAGTCGTGTGCTAGAAGGAATCTTTGGGCGGCGTTGATTTCTACAACCCAGTGGGAGATGGGGTAACCCAGTCGCCATGACCTGTTTTGCCATTCTTCCATGATGCCTGAGTATTCTTGGGTGGTTGTGTTGTACCCAAGTAGGTCTTCGGCTGTCAGTTTGGTGCGTTGAACGTCTACAACGTAGTAAAGGTTGGTGTGTGGCTGGTAAAGAATCCACACCAACGCCCAAAACATTGTTGGTGACGGGTCAATAGCGACCATTGAAATCACAGGTGGGGATAAACCTGGGGGTATCTCTCCGTGTTGGCGTTCGTTATCCACACATCCTTGGTAGAGAACTCCGTCTGCGCCCATTCCGCCGATGAGCCAGGTGCGGTCTATCAGGTAGTTGTCTAGGTTTACGTCTTCTTGTTGGTATACGACTCGGAATACGTCAGGTTTGGTGTACCTAATGTATGACAGGTCTTTCCATGAGAGACGTTTCGGGTCTAGAAGCGGTCCTTCGGGGTATGGCTTCGCATTGACTGAACGACTTTCTTTACCTGTATCCAGTTCTGGATAGTACGCCTGCCATACGAGATGCCTGTACTTAGTAGATTTCGTGGGTTCAATAGCGGCTTGTTCTTCAGGGCTTGTGATGTCTGAACCGTCGTAGTCTTCGTCAGCGTCGTACGATATTTTTGCAAGGCAATGAGCATAGATGTCTCCAGTTCCGAGTCGCTGCCCGATAACCGCCAACAATCCTCCAGGGTCAACTCGTGCTTCGGCAACATTATCCCAGCGTTCAAGCAACTTATCTCTGGCAACTGATTCTCTAGAGTTGTCTGGGGAGGCAACGTCGTCAAAAAGGCAGAGGTCGGCACGGTGACCGATGAACTCTGATTCAATTCCGTATGCTCGGACGGTTGGTTCTTTGTTATCCAACCCGTTGCCGTCCAACTGTTCAACAATGAACTCCTCAGCCCGCCATAAAGCGCCTTTATCAGTCGGCTTAAATCTGCCGTAATCAACAGAAAGACATCCTTGGGCATCAACGGCTAGTCCTTTCTTCAATATCTCTGGGTCAAATTGGATTGGTTGGGGACGTTCTAGGGTTTCTCGGATTCGGCGGGAATACTGTTTAGCCATAGCCTGCGACACCGACCCGATAAGTACACGGATTGCACGGTTACGAACAATCATCCACACAGCAACATCGTGAAATAGGGTGGATTTTCCTGCACCTGGCGGGCAGTTGAGTACAACAAATTCTTTTTCTTCTGACTCCAACAGTTTGACTAGTTCGTATGCGGCTTCTACCTGCCACGGGGACGGGACTCTACCTAGGTAATAAGTGCGAAAGAAGTCAAAGTCTTCTAATCCTCGGCGGGCAGAATCTGTTAAACGGTCCAACGGAACTGCGGGCGGTAGTCCTAAAGCGTCGTCTAGGTCTTCTTTGTATTCGTCGTTTTGGGTTCCACCGCTTCGTGCCCGTTGTTTGTCTACTTTGACTTGGGCTTCTTCTCGTTTAGCCTGCGCTAGTTTGGCTTTCTTTACCCAGTTGGAACCTGTGTTGACATGGATACCTGCGATGCGGGAGGCGTCGGTGATGGTCATACCTGACGATATGGCAGCAAAGAATCTTGCTTTGTCTGCGTCTGCTACTCGTCGTTTGGTTCCCATGTTGTTAGGTTAGCCTATCTTTTACCGCAGGTAAAACTTTTTTTGTAGCCATTTTCGCCTTCTGTGTTGCTTCAATGATAGTGGGGGTGTATTGTGTTTCCACAATCTAGTTGAGCATGGGCGTACACCTTTTGCATGGTGCGGGCGAGAACACACGGGAACGTGGGTAGATGTTCCCTGCAACCAACAAGTATCCATGACCGTCCTTGCCCTGTTGTGTAAGTGGAACAAGCAGCGTTACGAACGTCATCTCGTACAACTTTCTCGGTGTCGGCTTAATATCTTGGCTACGGCAGTCCGTCCACAACATCCTGTGGAAAACTGTGGGGGGAGCAATCACACTGCTCTGTGTTCACACCGAAACACGGCAGGGTGTAAAAATAAAAATATAGATTTTTTCTTTTCCCCCTCTGCTGGGTGGTGTGACCCAGTGTTGCAACAAGTCGGCTGAAGGCTCTAGAAGAAGACGCAGGGCGTCACCCAACACCGCA